ATTGAGCAGGCTACGTACACCCTGACTCAAGGCACCAATGACATCAGTCTCGCTGCCGATACGGTCAATGTTTTGGAGGCGATCATTCGCCAAAACAACCAAGGCATTAACACCGATGTGTACATCGAGCGTATCAGCCGTGAAGACTGGTTGAACGTCCCAGACAAGACAACACAAGCTCGTCCGGCACAGTTTTATGTCCAACGAACCAACATCCCCAAGGTGTTCTTCTACCCGGCGGCCGATCAAACCTACACGTTTGTCTACTACCGAATTCGTCGGATTCAAGACGCTGGCGCGTACACCAATGATGCGGACATTAATTTTCGCTTCTTGCCGTGTCTTGCGTCGGGACTGGCTTATCAGTTGTCGCTGAAGTTTGCCCCAGATCGCACAGCAGCCCTCAAGGCGATTTACGAAGAAGACTTTAACCGTGCGGCCATGGAGGATCGGGACACTGCGAGTGTGCAGTTCATCCCGGACATGGGGGTCTAAATGGCCTACGCAACCGGCAAATTTTCTTATGGCTTGTGCGATTACTGCGGCCAGCGGTATGCCTACAACACCCTGCGTAAAAACTGGCAGGGTTACATGGTTTGTCCGGACGACTATGAGCCAAAAGAACCACAACTGGAACCGCTTCGTTATCGCGGCGATGCTATCGCGCTGCGTGACCCGCGTCCGGATCGGATCGAACCGGTCTCCGTGTTCGTGGGCGCACCAGGATTCACCGCGTTTCAAAGTTTCGGCACGGCGCGCAACACGAACGACATGCGCCCGTATATCCTTGGGCAGGCACTTATCGCCCAGGGCGTGGTTGGATCGGTCACGGTGACGACGACATGACGTACGACGAGCTGGTCACAAACATTCGTAATTACACCGAAGTGAACGCTAACGTGTTCACTAACGCGGTGATCAATACGTTTATCACGATGGCGGAGAATCAGATCCTCCGCGAGATCGATTTGGACGTATTTAAGCTTGAGGTCAGTGGAAACATGACCTCCGGCAACAAGTTTTTGACCGCGCCGAGCGATATTTTGACGCATCGGTACTTGATGATCACGTCTGGGAACAACCAGATCTTCCTGGACTTCCGTGATACGTCATTCATGAAGGAATATTGGCCAAACGGGGCCAGTACAGGCGTTCCAAAGTACTATTCGGTGTGGGATCAGAACACGTTCTACATTGCGCCGACCCCAAATGCGAATTTTGCGGTTGAATTGGGCTATATCTACCGCCCAGCGCAGCTGTCGTCGACCACTCCGACGACCTGGATCAGCACAAACGCTCCGGAAGCCCTGCTTTATGCCTGTTTAATCCAGGCCTATAGCTACACCAAGGGCCCGGACAACATGCTTCAGTACTTCAATAACTCTTACCGTCAGGCTATCCAGGGCCTGGGCATCGAGCAGCAGGGTCGCCGCCGCCGCGATGAGTACCGCGATGGTATGATCCGTCTCCCGCTTAAATCGGAGTCGCCTGGCCCATGATTACTGTAGAAATGCCCGTCGTAATGAGTGGAGTATCGGTTGCTACCACCGCGGAACGTGGGTGGTCAGTCGAAGAACTTGCCAAACGGGCATCGGACAAGATTATTTTCGTCGGGGATCAGTCACATCCGGCTGTCCAGGCGCAGGCGCGGGCCTTCAAAGACCGAGTCACACATGTGGTCGCCTTCTATTTGAGGGAGGCCGTCGAGCAAGACCGTGCCACGATTGCCCAACGGCTTCGTGAAACGGGGCATCCTGAGCTGGTTCATTTGTTGGGAGAGTAAAAATGGCATTTTCTGGCAACTTTATGTGCACCAGCTTCAAGGTGGAGCTGATGCAGGCGGTCCACAACTTCACAACGGGCACCGGAAACACCTTTAAGTTGGCGCTGTACGACAACAATGCTTCCTTTACGGCGGCAACGACGGCGTACACGGCAACCAACGAGGTGGGTGCTTCGGGCAGTTACTCGGCTGGTGGCGGTGCGTTGACCAACGTGACCCCGACCTCGAGCGGCACGACGGCCTTCACCGATTTCGCTGACTTGTCGTTCACGAGCGCGACGATCACCGCCTATGGCGCGTTGATCTACAACGACTCGGCGGCGGGAGATCCTTCGGTGTGCGTGCTGGACTTCGGCGGAGCGAAGACTTCGACGAGCGGTACGTTCACGATCATCTTCCCGACGGCTGATTCGACCAGCGCGATCATCCGCATCGCCTAAGAGGCGGTAAGTGACCGATGCTGTCGTTGCCTTCCAAGGGTGGAATGCTTCTGGCGTAGGCTGGGGCGACGATCCTTGGGGTGAAAGCCTCGCGGCTTTGCCCACGGGGACGGGTGCGGTTGGCTCGGTCACTATTACGGGAAATACCAGTGTCACGCTCACTGGCGTTTCGGCTACCGGCGCGATTGGCGTTGCTACTGCCGCAGCCGGCGCGGACGTATCTGTCACCGGAGTCTCGGCTACCGGCGCTGTCGGCACTGTTGCTATCACAGGCAGCGCGAACGTCACCCTAACGGGCGTTTCAGCCACCGGTGCGATTGGAACTGCTGCGGTCACGGGTGATGCGAACGTCACCCTAACGGGCGTTTCAGCCACCGGTGCGGTGGGCTCCGTCGTAGTTGCGGCGGGAGCCGACGTCCCCGTCACGGGGATCGAAGCCACTGGTTTTGTAGGCTCTGTCACCGTCCAGGCGGGAGCCGGCGTTGCGGTCACCGGCGTTGAAGCCACCGGAGCAGTCGGGACGGTCACCATCGAGGCCGCGGCCAACGTCACGTTGGTCGGTGTCCAGGCAACGGGCCAGATTGGCGTTGTTCAGGTGGTCCAAGACGCCGACGTTAATGTCACAGGCGTAGAGGGCACGGGACAGGTCGGTTCGGTTGCAATCGCTGCCGGAACCAACGTGTCCGTCACAGGCGTATCGGCCACCGGTCAGGTAGGCTCGGTCGCCACAACCTCTGATGCAAACGTATTTTTAACCGGCGTATCCGCCACCGGCCAGGTGAGTTCTGTATTGGTTTGGGGTGTCATTAATGACAACCAGACGCCTAACTGGCAGAATGTCGACGACTCTCAGACACAAAACTGGGTCATAGTCAACGACGGCAACACGGTGGTTTGGACGCAGGTGGTTACCTAAAGGAAGGATGTCATGGCTAGCACGTATTCCACAAACCTGAAGATCGAGCTGCAAGCGACCGGTGAAAACTCCGGCACTTGGGGCACGATCACCAACACCAACCTCGGCACTGCACTAGAGCAGGCGATCGTCGGCTATGGCAACCCGAACTACGCTTCGGACGCTAACCTGACGTTGACCTATACGGACACCAACGCAGCACAGGCCGCTCGCGCGCTGGTGCTGAACGTAACGTCCGGTGTGAGCCTCACGGCCACGCGCGAGCTGGTTGTTCCGACGATCCAGAAGCAGTACATCGTCCAGAACAACACGACCGGTTCGCAAAGCATCACGGTCAAGACTTCCGCCGGCACGGGCATCACGGTGCCGAACGGCCGCAAGGCGCACCTCTACGTCAACGGCACAGACGTCATCTACATGGATGACTACGTGGACATCAACGGCGGCGCGATCGACGGCACGCCGATCGGCGCGAACAGCGCGTCGACGGGTGCATTCACCACGCTTTCTGCCTCAGGCAACATCACGGTCTCCGGCGGCACCGCCAACGGCGTCCTGTATCTGGACGGCAGCAAGGTGGCGACGAGCGGGAGTGCGTTGGTATTTGACGGCAGTAAATTAGGCATTGGCGCAACTCCGGTCACTCCGTTGTTTGTTAAGGCGACTGCTGGCGGTACAGACCCGTCAGTTGTTACTGGCGAACGCGTGCGAATTCAGAGTAACGACACAACTTCGCGTAGCACTTACCTGTCGTTAATTGCCGGAACATCTGCCAATTCGGGTGTGTTTTTTGGCGATCAAGACGCTGCTGATGTCGGGCAGATTCGGTATCTGCATACCAACGATTCAATGCAGTTTTATACTTCTTCTGCCGAGCGTATGCGCCTTGACACCTCCGGCAACCTCGGCATCGGCACGACGAGTCCGGGGGCGAAGTTGGATGTAAAGCAAACAGGTGTTGGTAGCGCCACATCGGTTTTGCTATCCCGCACAACGGCAAACGTATTGGACGAGCAAAGAATTGTTTGGAAAGCGGATGATTTGACGCTGAACTATGCTGGTATTGCCGGGGTAGTTAACAGCGGCACAACAGGATCGTTGCACTTTCAGACGGCAACTGCTGGGACGTTGGCAACGAAAGCGATTCTT